CCCCGAAGATGGGGTACCCATCCCGCGATTAGGAGGTTCGATCATGGCTGAGAATGCCCCTGAGGGCCTCGCAGCGTCGATTGAGGTGTCTGTGGCGGCTATGTCGTGGTTGGGGCCGTCTGATGGGGCTGCGGTGGCTCTGGCGCTTACGTATGCGCGTCGGATCGACAAGGCTGTTGAGGATTTCGAGGATGGGCTGATCGATACGGTGGCTCTGAACAAGGTCCTGTACTTGGGTCCGCACATTTTGAACACGTTGCGGGCTCTTGGTGGGACGCCGGCGGAGCGGAAGGCTCTGCTGGATGGTGAGGGCACCCCTGGCGGGAAGCTGGATGAGCTGAAGGCGCGCCGGCAGAAGAAGGCGACGGGCTGAGGGGTGATTGTGTGGCTCTGATCGGCAAGGAGGAGCCGCGCTTGTGGACCCGCCCGTTGCGGGAGTTGACGCCGGAGACTTCGTTTGGGTTCGAGGCGGTGGCTTTCGCCAGTGAGGTGCTGGGGGTTGAGCTGCATCCGTGGCAGCGGTGGTGGTTGATCCACACGCTGGAGCTCGCCCCGGGGTCGTTCACGTCGGATGTGCTGCCGGAGCTTAGGTTCCGCACGGTGATCACTGAGGTGGCGCGGCAGAACGGTAAGTCGTTTCTGCTGATGGTGCGGATGCTGTGGCGCATGTTCATGTGGGACGACGGCACGGGTCATGCCCCGCTTGTGCTGGGGACGGCTCATAAGTTGTCGCTTGCCGAGGAGATCTTGGACCAGACGGTGAAGATCGTGCACCGATCTGATGCGCTTTACGGGTCGATCACGCATCGGCACAACACGAACGGCGACAAGTATTTCGAGCTGAGCAACGGCGCCCGGTACAAGTGTGAGGCGGCGTCGGATGATGGTGGCCGTGGCCTGACGGTCACTGACCTTGGGTTCGATGAGCTCCGCCAGCAGCGGGATTGGTCGGCGTGGGCGGCGATGTCGAACACGACGAACGCGGTTGCGTCGTCGCAGGTCGTTGGTGTGTCCAACGCGGGTGAGGCGAAGTCCACCGTGTTGTCGTCGTTGCGGACGAAGGGCCTGGCGGAGATCGCGGCCTGGGCTGAGAGCTCTGGCGAGTACGTGCCGGAGGACCCGTCGCTCGGCTGGTTCGAGTGGTCGGCACCTGATGACTGCAGTATCTGGGACCGTGATGGGTGGGCTTGGTCCAACCCGTCGTTGGGGCACCCGCGGGGGCCGACTGAGGCTCTGTTGAAATCGCGGGCTGACTTGGTGGGCCTGCCGGGTGAGGGTATCCCGGAGGCGAAGTTCCGCACGGAGAACCTGTGCCAGTGGGTCACTGCGATGGAGCGCGGCCCGTTCGATGATGAGTCGATCGAGGCGTGCGTGGATCTCGAGTCGGTGGTTGATGAAGCGTCCCCGCTGGTGGTGTCGGTGGATACGGCTCGTGACCGGTCGGTGTCGTGGGTTGCGGTAGCTGGTTGGCGCCCGGATGGGGTGCCGCATGTGGAGGTCATCGCCCGGCGAGCGTTCACGGACTGGGTGCCGGCGTATCTGGCGGGCACGGACACTGGGACGTTGGCGTTCCGCCCGGCTGCGACAGTGGTGCAGGGACGCGGGTGCCATGCGTCGTCGCTGATTGATTTCATCGAGGATGCGGATGTGCCTGTGACTCGGTGTGAGGGCAATGACTTGACTTCGGCGTGTGGGCAGTTCTTCGACCGGATCGTGCAGGGCACGGTGCGGTTCGGGGATGAGCCGGCGCTGCTGACCGCGCTGCGTGAGGTCGTGGTCAAGAACCTCGGTGACGCGTTCGTGTGGAACCGGGACAAGTCGCCTGTTGATGTCGCGCCGCTGTGCGCGGCGACGTTCGCCCTGTGGGGCTTGGTTCATGGAGTGAGCGCGTCTGCGCCGAAGGCGACGGCGTATGGCTCTGATTACGGCAGCTGGTGGGAGGGGGTCTGATGAGCTTCGGAGATGTTCTTGTGTCCGCGGTCAGGCACCGGGTCTCTCAGTCCGGCGCCGTGTTCGCGGGGCGCCCGGTTGAGGTGTTCGTGAATGCGCAGGGCCAGGGCAATGACCCTTCGGGGATGACACCGGCGGATCTGTGGCGCACGCAGCCGCACCTGCGCACGGTGGTGGACTTCCTGGCGCGCAATGTCGCCCAGCTGGGGCTTCACGCGTTCGTGCGTGATGGTGAGGCCCGGTCCCGGGATCGTGAGTCGGATGTGGCGCAGGTTCTGTGCCGTCGCCCGAATCCGCACATGACATCGTCGGAGCTGGTGCATGACCTGGTGGGGAACATCGCCCTGTGGAACCGGGCATATTGGTTCATCTTCGAGGGCGCTGAGGGCCCGGAGGTGCACCCATTCCCGGCGTTCTGGGTCGCCCCGGTGTACGGGCGCGGCTCGGAGGTCATCGAATACACGGTGACGCCGCCTGGTGTGGACAAGGCCGTGAAGGTGCCTGCGGAGAAGGTCGTCGCGTTCAACGGGTGGTCCCCGGTTCCGGGCACGAGCTCGTCACCGGTGGAGGCTCTGCGGCTGATTTTGGAGGAGCAGCACCATTCACGGGTTCACCGTCTGCAGGTGTGGAAGCGCAACGGCCGGGTTGGGTCGTATTTGACGCGGCCGCGTGACGCCCCGGAGTGGGACAACACGGCGAGAGCCCGTTTCTACCGCATGTTTGAGGCGTTCGTGGGGGATGAAGGCGCTAAGGCCGGCGGCACCCCGCTGCTTGAGGATGGCATGGAGCTCAAGCGGGTCGGGTTCAACTCGGCTGATGAGCAGTGGTCGGATTCCGTGAAGATCAGCATCGAGACGGTCGCCCAGGTGTACCAGGTGAACCCGACGATGGTTGGTGTGCTGGATGCAGCGAACTACTCGAATGTGAAGGAGTTCAACCGGTCTCTGTACACGAACACGCTGGGTCCGTTGCTGCGGATGATCGAGGATCGCCTGAACGTGTTTGTGCTGCCGATGCTGGGCGCCGGTGAGGGCCAGTTCGTGGAGTTCAACGTGGCGGAGAAGCTGCGGGGTTCCTTCGAGGAGCAGGCGTCGGTGACTTCCACTGCGGTGGGCGCACCGTGGATGACCCGGAACGAGGCCCGGAAGCTGCAGAACCTCCCTGCCGTGCCTGGTGGGGATGAGCTGATTACCCCGCTGAACGTCCTCGAGGGCGGGCAGGCGTCACCGCAGGACGGTGGCGAGCCGGTGGATGAGGCGGTGAAGTCCCGTGAGGTCGTGGCTGCGCATGTGGCCCGTGTGGCCCGCGTGGTGCCGGCTAAGGGCTTCGATGAGGCCCGGTTTACCCGTGAGCTCGCCGCTGACCTATCCAAGGCTGGGTGTGACCCTTCGATCTCGGGGGACGTGAATGCCCGGATTGGTGCCGCACTCGAGGCTGGTACGGACCTGGCAGAGGTGGCTGCATGAGCGGCGCCCGAAACGATGACGACCCGAAGGAGGGCGCCATGCAGACGAAGACTCTGATGGTCGAGATGAAGGCCGATGAGGCCGCCGAGACGGGCCGGTTCACCGGGTACGCGTCCGTGTTCGGGAACGTGGATTCCTACGGGGACGTGGTGAAGGCCGGTGCGTTCGAGGAGTCCCTGAAGTCGTTCGGGGAGGGCGGGGCTCTGATCCCCTGCTACTGGTCGCACCAGATGGACGACCCGATGAAGTGCATTGGGTGGACCACGTCCGCTGTGGAGGACGACCACGGCCTGAAGGTCGATGTGCAGCTCGACCTCGACAACCCGAACGGCGCGCAGGCGCACAAGCTCATGAAGGCCGGCGTGGTTCGGCAGATGAGCTTCGCCTTCGAGGTCCTGGATGGTGGCCCCGCGAAGTCGGAGGAGCTCGGGGAGCACTTCGAGCTGCGGAAGCTGAGCCTGTTTGAGGTGTCCGTGGTGCAGGTGGGCGCGAACCAGGCGACTGAACTTCTTGACGTGAAGGACCGACTGGCCCGCGTCAAGGCTGGCCGAAAGATTTCGGCCGACAACGAGGACAAGCTCCGTCAGGCTTCTGGCCTGATCGAGGATGTTCTCAGCACGATCGATGCTGCCGAGGAAGGTAGCGACGAGGAGCAGCCGGAAGGCAACGATGAGGAGCAGGAAACTGCCAAGTCGGAGGACCTGAAGGGTGCCAAGTCGCGCACGCTGACCGAAGTGGACATCGCAGAAATGCAACTTCGACTCATGGAGGTGGCCTGATATGGCGACTCTGATGGAGAAGCGCGATGCCGCGGTCAAGGACGCGAAGGCGCTCATTGAGAAGACCCGTTCCGGGGAGGAGCTGACGACCGAAGAGTCGGCGCAGCTGAAGTCCCTGGTGGCGGATGCCGAGAAGCTGCGAGGCAAGATCGAGGAGGCTGAGTCGGCGGATGCGCTGCTGAAGTCCCTCTCGCAGCCCATCACGCAGCAGGAGAAGAAGGTCGCGCAGGATGTGGTGCAGGGCAAGTCCCTGGGCCGCTACTTCGTGGACGGCCAGAAGGACGCCCTGGGGCAGATCAAGGGCCGCCGCCGTGTGCAGGCGGACATGCCCGAGTTCAAGGCCGCCGGGGACGTGACGACCACGGGCAACGCGGTCGGCGCGGACAGCATGCACGCGCTGAACAACGACATCGACAAGTCGATCGTCACTCAGTACGTGCAGCGCCCGACGATCGCTGACTGGCTGGGCGCCGGCAACATCGCGGGCAACGCGATCACGTATTTCGTGGAGAAGGTCTGGGACACCGTCGCGAACGGTGAGTTCAAGACCGTCGCGGAGAACGCGAAGAAGCCGGGCCTGACCCCGCCCGACTACACCGAGGTCACCGAGACCCTGAAGAAGCTGGCCGGCTGGATCAAGCTGTCCATGGAGATGGCTGAGGACTACGACTTCCTCGTCTCGGAGATCAACAACCGGCTCCTGTTCCAGCTGCTGCTCGCGGAGGAGGACCAGATCCTCAACGGCGACGGCACCGGCACGAACGTGCTGGGCCTGCTGAACCGTGAGGGCGTTCAGGTCGCAACGTCGGCTTCGGCCGCGGAGAACATGGACGCGATCTACCGCGCCCAGACCTCCGTGTTCACGAAGACCGGCCTGCGTGTGGACGGCCTGGTCGTGAACCCGGCCGACTACGAGGAGCTGCGCCTGTCGAAGGACGCCAACGGCCAGTACCTGGCCGGTGGCCCGTTCCAGGGCCAGTACGGCGTCGGCGGCGTGCTGCAGGACCCGCCCCTGTGGGGCATCCGCACCATCCAGACCACCGCTGTCGAGAAGGGCACTGTCCTGCTCGGCGCCGGCAAGGCTGGGGCGACCGTGTACCGCAAGGGCGGTGTGCGTGTCGAGGCGTCGAACGTTGACGGTGAGGACTTCACCCACAACCGCTTCACGATCCTCGCGGAGGAGCGTCTCACCCTCGCGGTGCGTCGCCCGGATGCGTTCGTGAAGCTGGCACTGGGCTCCTGATCCAGTCAGCGATGTAGTGCGGGCGCGTCCTTATGGGGCGCGCCCGCACCCGATCGGGAGGTAACGATGCAGGTTCGTGAAATCGTGCATGGCGGTCTGACCTACAAGGTGCAGGTCGCTGATGGTGAGGTCGAAGCGAAGGCCGAGACCCCCGAGAACAAGGCCCGGACCCCGGTCAACAAGTCCGGGCGTCCGCGCCGGAAGAAGGCAGGGGATGACGTACCCGCCGATTCCGAAGACTGACCCGGAGGCGGCGGCCATGGCCGCGGTGCGGGATTACTGCGGCTGGCATGTCGCCCCCGTGTACACGGAGACCCTGGTCCTAGACGGTGATGGGACGCGCAGGCTGCTGTTGCCCACCCGGAGGATCGTGGAGCTCCACGACGCGCAGGTTGATGGGGAGCCCGTCGAGCTGCGCTGGTCGGCGGACGGGTGGATCACCCACCCGGACGGGGTGTTCCCGGATCGGGAGCGCTGCGTGAAGGTGACGATCGAGCACGGGTTCGATGCCGCTGAGGCTGTCGGGCAGGTCGTGCAGTCGATCATCACCCGGGCTCGCATGTCCCCGGCCGGCAACGTCGTCTCCCAGTCCGCTGGCCCGTTCCGTGTCCAGTACGCCGCATCCGGCGGCGAAGCCGCGGGGTTCCCGCTCATGCAGTCCGAGAAGGCTGCACTCAACCACTACCGGCTCACCTGGGGCCCGTGAGGAGACATGACATGTCGAACGTGAAGCTGATCCATGAGCCGTCCGGCCGCGAGTGCGAGGTCCCGGCAGAGTCCGCGGATTCGTACCTGAAGCTGGACGGGTGGAAGAAGCAGTCCTCGAAGGCCAAGACCACCACCGAGAAGTGATGTTCGGCCACGGGGAGGAAGTTCTGCTCTTCCGGGGGACGCTCACACGTTCCTCGGTGGGGCAGACCCGTGTGGAGTTCGCGGAGCCGGAGACGATCACTGGGGCAGGGTTCGCCCCGCAGACGACGCAGGAGCCCCGTGACGGCACGCAGGTGCGTGTGGTCACCGAGGCCCTGCTGTACGTCGATGGTGTCACCGTTGGCCCGTATGACGAGCTCGAGGTTCGTGGCGTCCGGTACGCGGTCGAGGGTGAGCCCGGCGGGTGGGTCAACCCGTTCACCGGGTGGGCTTCGGGCACGGAGCTGAGGCTGAGGCGGGTGTCCGATGGCTAAGAAGGGCCTCAAGTGGAACAAGGGCGCTCTGCAGCAGCTCCGCAACACGCGGGAGTCGCAGAAGATGCTCAACGAGCTTGCTGAGCAGGTCGCTGATAAGGCGTCCGAGAACGGCAGGGTGAACGGTTACAAGGTCACCCCCCTGGCGCTCGAGGACCCGCGTAACGCAACCTCGGTCCTCGCCTCTGGGCATGCCCGTAGGCACAACCGGAAGAACCACGCCCTGATCCGGGCGTTGGGTGACATCGCGGATTGAGGTGAGCAATGACCCCCGTCGAACGCGTTGTCTCCTACCTCTCCGGTGGACTGCAGCAGGACTACCGGGGCGTGGTGGTCGGCATTGAGCCGCGCCCGCCCACGCACCGGGGCCTGCATGTGCGTGCGCTTCGAACCGGGGGTGGGGAACGCACGGACTACCCGTTCGTGCCGTACCTGTTCACCTTCGACGTGTCCCACGAGGACGCGCTCACCGCTGAGGCCGCGGTTGACCGTGTGCACTCACTGATCGACGCGTGGCCGTGGCAGGACCCGGGCGTGTACCGGGAACCATCATCGGACCGTGCGGGCGCTGTGTGGAACCCGCTCGATGACCCGCGCATCCCTGCGTTCACGCTCTCCACACGGGTCACCTTCGTGACCACCTGACTAGGGCCGGCGCCCAACCAACCATTCAATCCCGTCATCACATGGCGGGTTTCTTTATGCGAAGGAGGCCGTCATGGCCGAAGGAACTGCAGCGATCGTTACCGGCAAGCCGAAGTCCTACACGGGCGGCCTCATGGCTGCCCCGGAGGGCACTGCCGTCCCCATGCCCGGAGCGGATGCGTTCGCCGCTCTGCCCGAGGCTTTCCGTAAGGCTGGTCTGATCGGCCCGGACGGGTTCACGAAGAACGCCGAGGGCTCTGATGAGGACGAGTTCGCCTGGGGCGGCATCGTCGTCAACACGGTCCGAACCGAGTTCGCCGTGACCTACGAGCTTGAGATCCGTGAGACCGCGAACCCGGTCACCCTCGCGATCCTGTTCGGTGAGGACAACGTCATCAACGACGAGACCAACAAGGTCCTCACCGTGAAGACCAACGCGGACCTGGCACCCCGCCAGGCGTTCGTCTTCGAGATGCTCGACAAGGGACGGGGCCACCGCGAGGTCATCCCCAACGGCCAGATCCTGGCCTCCGGTGAGCAGACCTTCTCGCACGGCGCGTCCACCGTCATCCCGTGCCAGATCAAGGCGTACCCGGACCCCGTGACCGAGGACAACGCTTGGAACATGAAGCAGACCGCCTCCGCGGCGTGATCTGCCGGCGCCGCGGGCCGTTGAGCTCGCGGCGCCCCCATTCTCCTTCCCGTGTGGTCCATAGCCGGTCCGCCACACGGGAAGGGCACAACCTCACTGGACTGGCAGGAAAGGGGCCGGCATGCCCACCTCGAAGAAGCGCAAGTTCGAGCGCAAGGTCAAGAAGCAGTACCAGATGCGAACGTTCACCGATCCGATCTTCGGTGAGCAGTTCGAGCTCCCGAGTTTCGAGCAGGTCCCCATCAAGGTCGTGAAGGGGCTGAACCGCAGCGACTTCAGCAAGCTGGACGAGTGGCTGCGTGACGCTGGGGTCCCGCAGGAGGACATCGACGCCCTGGCGGAGCTGGACCCGGATGAGTTCGGGCAGTTCCAGGAAGCGTGGGCTGATGGGGAGATCTCGGTCCCAAAATCAGCGGACTGATCGAGCTCCATGAGCGGCACCCGACCGAGACTGAGATTGCGCTGATCCAGGTCGGGCTCCGGTGGCGTGATGCCGGGGCCCGACGGTGCACGTGGTCTGACGTGTACGCGGTGCTGTCCACACAGCCGTGGGACTCCCCTCTGGCGAAGGCGCTCGAGCCGGAGAACTGGCACTGGTACGGGCCTATGAACGCGGTCCTGTTCGAGGTCCGCGACTACCTGCGGCAGGTGTCGTACAAGACGCCGCTGCAGGACCAGAAGCACAAGGCTGGCCTCCCGCCGATGACGACACCGCCGGGGAGCAAGGACGAACGCACCACGAAGTTCGCGCCGGAGCCTGTCACTGAGGACGATGTCCTCGCACATATCGAGTCCCTGAACGGGGCGCGCTCATAGAAAGGAAGGCCCCCACCGTGGTGGGGGCCTTCTGCTGTCCCCGGGAGGTTCTGCCATGGCAACGACTGTTGAGCTCGCTACCGGGTATGTGACCCTCGCGGTGGACGCGTCGAAGGTCGGGGCTCAGGTTGGCCGGGCCTTCCAGGGTGCGGAGCGTGAGGGCACGCAGGCTGGTCAGAAGATCGGCCAGGCCATGGCGAAGTCCTTCGATCGCACGAAGCCGGACATGGACAAGCTGGGCGCTGATGTGGAGCGCGCCGAGCAGCGTGCCACCACTGCGATTGAGCGCAACGCGACGAAGCAGGAGAACGCGAAGCGCAAGGTCGATATCGCGCAGGCGAAGCTTGCGGAGTCCGTGGAGCGGTATGGCGAGAAGTCCTCGCAGGCTCTCACCGCGCAGGACCGTCTGGCGATCGCTGAGCAGAAGCTGGAAGCCGCGGCCATGGGGGCCCGGCAGGAGCAGGACAAGCTGAACCGCGAGCTTGCGGATGCGAAGGACGCGTTCAGCAAGGCTGAGAAGGCCGCGGAGGACGCTGCTCGCGGGTCGGAGACCGCTTCGGAGAAGTACGCGTCCGGGTGGCGTGGTGTGGGTCAGAAGATCCGCCGTTTCGTGGTCGGTGGCGTGGATGACGCCACCGATGCAGCTGACCGTGAGGCTGGTCAGTCCCAGGGCGCGGAGAAGTATGCGTCTGGGTGGCGTGGTGTCGGGAAGAAGATCACCGACGACCTGAAGCGCGGGGTGAAGTCCGCGACCGACAAGGCTGAGGACCAGGCCGAGCGCGGGGGACGCGAGGCAGGTAACGGGTTCAAGTCTGCGTTCAAGGGCGCAGTGGCTGGTATGGCCGCGTACGTTGGTGTGCAGGAGATTGGGCAGACCCTGTGGTCCTCGGTGCAGGGCGCTGGTGACCTTGAGCAGTCCGTTGGTGCGATCAGCACTGTGTTCGGTGACTCCGCGGGTCAGATGCTGAACTGGTCGGATACGGCCGCGTCGGCGGTGGGCTTGTCGAAGAATGAGTTCAACGAGCTGGGGACGCTGATCGGGTCGCAGCTCAAGAATGGCGGCACCGCCATGGATGAGCTCGGTCCGAAGACCAACGACCTGATCACCCTGGGTTCGGATCTGGCGTCTATGTTCGGTGGGGAGACCTCCGAGGCTGTGGAGGCCTTGTCGTCTGCCCTGAAGGGTGAGCGGGACCCGATTGAGAAGTACGGCGTTTCGCTGAACCAGGCCGCGATTGATGCGAAGGCCGCTGAGCTCGGGTTCGAGAAGACCGGTGGGGCCCTGTCGGCGGAGGCTAACCAGGCGGCGACCCTGGCGCTGATCATGGAGCAGACCTCTGACGCGCATGGGAACTTCGCCCGCGAGTCGGACACTTTCGCCCACAAGCAGCAGGTCATGGCCGCGCAGTGGGACAACCTGAAGGCCAAGATGGGTGAGCTGTTTCTGCCTGTCCTGACGAAGGTCTTCGGGTTCATCGGGGAGAAGGCGATCCCCGCAATCGAGACGTTCGCTGGGGGCCTGCGGGCTTTCGGTGTGGCGTGGTCTGACGGCACTGACGACATCACATCGTCTGGGTTCGCTGGGTTCATGGAAGGCATGGCGAACACCCTCCGTGACACCTACGACTGGCTTGCGAAGTACGCCCCGATCTGGGGCCCGTTCGCCGCTGGCATCGGCATCGTGGCCGCCGCGTATGGCGTCTGGGCTGGTGTGTCGTGGGCGCTGACTGCCGCGCAGGGCGCTCTCGCGACGGCGATCGCCGCGGTGAACTGGCCGATCGTGGCAATCATCGCAGCGATTGGTCTGCTCATCGGTGCGTTCATCCTCGCGTACAACCGCATCGGTTGGTTCAAGACCGCGGTGGATGCTGTGTGGGCGGGGATCAAGATCGCGATCAGCGCGGTCGTGAACTGGTTCGTGCAGACGGCGTGGCCTGTGTTCCTGGCGGTGCTGCAGTGGATCGGCGCGAAGTTCGTGTGGTTGTGGCAGAACATCATCGTCCCGGTGTGGGGTGCGATCAGCGCGGTCGTCGGGGCGTTCGTGACGTGGTTCTCAACGGTCGCGTGGCCGCTGATTGTGGCGGCCGTGCAGGGCATCGGCCAGTTCTTCGTGTGGCTGTGGCAGTCCGTGATCGTCCCTGCCTGGGGGTTCATCACTGCGGCCATCGGTGGTTTCGTGACGTGGTTCTCCACGGTGGCTTGGCCTGCGATCATGACGGTGATCCAGGTCATGGGCCAGGTGTTCATGTGGCTGTGGCAGAACGTCGTCCAGCCTGCGTGGACTGGCATCCGGATTGTGATCGCTGTGGCGGTCGGAATCGTCATGACGATTGTCCAGGGCCTCGTGTGGTTCTTCCGCAACGTGGTCGGCCCGGTGTTCGTCTGGCTCTACCAGAACATCGTGAAGCCGGTGTTCAACTGGATCGTCGCCGCTGCGAAGGCGTGGTGGACAAGTCTGCAGGGCTACTTCAACCTGGTGAAGTGGATCATCCAGAATGTCGTCGCCCCTGTCGTGATGTGGCTGTGGCGCAATGTGTTCGCGCCGGCCTTCCGCAACATCGGCACGGTCGTGAAGTGGGCGTGGGAGAACGTCATCAAGCCCACGTTCAACCTCCTGAAGCAGGGACTGACGTGGGTTGGTGACCGGGTCGCGGCGCTGAGGGACCGCTGGCGCGCCATCTGGGCGTCGATCCGGGCAATCTCTAGCGCGGCGTGGGCTTTCATCCGCGACTATGTGTTCAACCCCATCAAGCAGGGCGCTTCGTGGGTCGCTGACAGGTTCGCGGCGGTGCGTGACCGCATCTCCCGGGTGTGGTCTAACCTGAAGGACAGGCTGCTCTCCGGGTGGCACAGTATCCGTGACGCCGTGTTCGGTCCCCTGAAGCAGGGTATCTCGTGGGTTGGTGACCGCTTCTCCTCTGTGCGGAACCGCATAGGCGAGATCTGGCAGAACCTGCGCCAGAAGCTGTTCAACGGGTACGTCGCGATCCGCGACAACACGTTCGCACCGCTGAAGACCGCTGTCGGTAGGGTGAAGGATGCCTTCGCAACCGCCAAGGACGGCATCGTCAAGGTGTGGGACAAGCTGAAGGATGCAACCAAGGCCCCCGTCAAGTTCTTCGTCAACACCGTCTACAACGACGGCCTGCGGGCGAACGTCAACAAGGTGCTTGACAAGGTTGGGCTGAAGGATAAGCACCTGCCTACAATGTCGCTGCCGGCGGGCTTCGCAAGGGGTGGTGTGCTGCCGGGTTACCAGCGGCAGAAGCGTGATGACCAGCTGATCCCGATGCGTTCGGGTGAGGGCGTGCTCGTGCCGGAGGTCGTGAAGGGCATCGGTGCGGGTACGATCCACGCGCTGAACGCGGCCGGCAACGGTGGCGGTGTCTCAGCGGTCCGTGAGATCTGGAAGGACATGTCTGGCAGCAGGCCTGCAGGTAAGCAGGACGCCAAGCACCAGGCTGCTGGGCCGGGCACTCGCCACTTCGGTTCGCTGTCGTCGTTCTCGTCGGCCACCTTGCATAAGGTCGCCCAGCTGGGCGAGCTCACAGTTGAGGGTCGTGGTATCCCGAGCGTGTGGGGCTTGAACGATGCCATCAGGGCATGGGATTCGCTCAACATCATCGATGTCAAGGCCGGGAAGGTCGGCGGTGGTCGCCCCGCGGTGCTCGCCAAGGCCACGAGCCGGGTCCCGTTCAGTACCATTCCCAACTGGGCTGGGTACTGGAAGGCGAACGCCTATGACGGCGGCGCTACCGATGGCATGTGGCTGAACTCAAGCCTGCGGATGCCGACGCGGGCGTCCACGACGGTTACCACGCACGAGATCGGACACGCGCTGGGCCTACAGCACGCCCAGGACGGCAACAACGCGCGCTCGATCATGAACTACAACAACATGTACAAGCACAACAGCATCACGAGCGCTGATGTTGGTGCGCTGAAGTCCATCTACCCGAACTTCGTGACGAGCAAGTCCGCGAAGGGCGGGGTTGGTATCACTACGGGCAGTGGTAGCGGCATGTCGCTTCTCGACATTCTCGGGGAGTCGTGGTCGAAACTGACGGAGATGCTCGACGGCGCGAAGAAACTTGTCACCGACAAGTTCCCTGGCAATGTGTTCGGCGCTATGGGCGGCGGGGTCGCTGGGATCGTCGCGTCAGGTGTCAGAGAAAAGATCACGTCCTGGATTCAGGACAAGATCGACGCCGGTGGAGACACTATCAACAACCTGCTTGGTCGTGGCGACATGAACGGCCGGCAGAAGGGTGTCGTGTCGGAGTCCACGGTCTCTGAGTGGATGACGACGGCTCTGAAGAAGAAGGGCCTGTTCTCGGAGGCGAACCTCCGGTCCGGTATCAACCGGGCACGGAAGGAGTCGAACTTCGACCCCGGGGCGATCAACCGGTGGGATGATAACTGGCTGAGGGGCGATCCGTCGAAGGGCCTCATGCAGGTCGTCGGTAGCACCTTCAACCGGTACAAGGAGCCGGGATACGGCGACATCTGGAAGGGCCTGGATAACATCCTCGCTTCCATCAACTACACCATCGCGACCTACGGGTCGCTGGGTGCTGGATGGAATCGGCCTCGCGGCTATGCGCTCGGTGGAATCGTCCCCCAGCTGTTCGACGGTGGCGGGCAGATCCATGAGGGGTTCACCCTCGTGGAGCACCGCCGGAAGCAGCCGGACCAGGTACTCACGCACGAGCAGTGGCGCAACGTCGAGGCGATCGTCTCGGACGCCGGCAAGGGCGGACAGACGATCAACGTAACCGTGACGCCGCGTGATGGTGAGGACCCGGTGCGCTTCGGGCGTAGGGTCGCTGATGCAATCGGGTTCCATGTGGGAGGGGTGAGCGTATGACGTTCCGATCCGCGACACTCTCCGGCCCCGGCGGGGACCTGGTTCTGTCCACGGACGAGGACTGGTCCGGTCCGGTGGTGTGCCTTCTACAGGACGTGGCGGGTTGGTACGGCGGTGTGGGGGTCACAGATGGTGGCCCCCAACGGTCTCTCGGGCATGGAATGTTCCCCCAGCGTCGCCGGCGCACTGCGCGGGCTATCACGCTGACGGGGAGCCTCAAGACCCGGAAGGCCATCGATCGCGACACCCTGGACCGTTTCGTGTCGGGGCTGCTCTGGGATGGGGAGCCCGGCACGCTGACGGTCGTCCATGGGGATTCAGTGTTGTCCACCACGGTCGAGCTCGAGGGCGAGGTGCAGCACAAGTACGAGGGGCCGCGGAAGATCGCGCTGCAGATCGCGTTGTCGGCGCCGGACCCGTTCCTGTATGGGCCGCCGCAGTCCACCACATTGAACATCCCTGGGG